GTCCTTTGCTATGAAACAGGTCAAAGCTGGATACGGTGAAGAAACTGAATTTGTAGAACGGACAATTGCTGAAATAGTCGCAGAACAACTTGCCAAGATTAGGGGCAATACTCCTGCTGATACGGGTAGACGAGCAGCTGTTGAAGATGACATTGAACGTGCTGAAAAGAAGGGTGATAAGAAAGAGGTTAAAAAATTAAAAGAAGCTGACCTTGATGAAGGTAGAATGAAAGAACTTCACGGTTATATTGAAGCTGGTAAATCTGCTGAGTGGATTGCAAAGAAAATGGGAGTTGATGTTAAAACAATTAAATCACTTATGAGCGAAGCATATGAACTTGGTACGAATGAGTATCGGGAGTATATTGAAAAATTGACGCCGGGTGAAGTTGATGAGGATTTGGGTCAAACGATGGGACTTATTTGGATGGGCACCCTAATTGCTGCGCTTCTTCCTGCCCTTTATATGGGTGCGACCGCACTTGCGGGCCCACCAATAAAAAGTTTAGTTGACAAACTCAAAAAGAATAAAAACTACAAATTATCTAAATCAGAAAAGGATGATGTTGAAGGGTTTATGTCTAAAGTTAATAAGGAAAAACCAAGTCTTTTTAAGAAAGTAATGCAAAAAATCAAAAAAGAAGAAGTTGGCCTTGAAGAAGCACCACGGTATAGATACAAAATTTATAAAGGTAAAACATATCTTGGTAAGGAATATGGTAAGGATGAGAATGAAGCAAAGAAAAATGCTATAGACACAGGTGGTGCGGCATCTAACTGGAAAACTAAATTATCACCAAATGATTTGAAAGCAATCAAGGAAGATATTGGTCTTGATGAAGCATCTGCTCGTGCTGATGCAATACGAGCAATGCGTAGGGGTAAGAAGGAAGTAGACCCTGCTGATGTTGATACAGATGCCTCTCCCGAAGATGTAAAGGGTGCATCAAAGAACATTATTATGCAATTGCGTAAGGTAATATCTATGCGAGGAAATTTTGATGTAGAATTTCTTGATAGGAAAAAGAAGAAAGTTCCAGTTAATATTGCACACGCAGTTCAAAACAAATATAATTCTTTCAAAAAACCAGCAGATAAAGAGAAGTTCCAAGCACAAGTTGCGAAGTCTTATAAGGATATGCTGAGCGTATTGAAGGCTGGTTATAATGAAGAAACTGAACTTGATGAAACATATGGAACTGTAAAGATTTCTGGAAAAAGAGGTCGAATTATACAGCATTCTCCTGGTGAGGTTGTTTTTGTTGGTAATAAGAAACAGACAGAAAAGAATTTGAAACAACTCAAAAAAGATGGCGGAGATGGTTATATTATGCAGGGCGTTACTATAAAAGTTGGAGAAAAAGTCAAAGGAGTGGGAGAAGAAGTTGAACTTGATGAAGAAAAATTTGATTATACAATCGTAGCTATTAAAAATAAAAAGGTTGTAGATCAACAACACAGCATATCAAAATTAGAATTTAAAGATGCTATAAAATTATTTAAGAAAAATAATCCCGGCGCTAAAATTTCTATTGAGGATAAAGGTGGAAAAATTGTACACACAGAAGAAGTTGACGAAACAATTCTAGATAGGATTGATAAAAAACTCAAGGAGAGAAAAGAAATTCTTGAGGTTCTATCAAACAGATGGGAATTGGCCGGAAAGAAATTTTCTTTAGTAAGGGCCATCCGAACTCGGGCTCCTCGGGGCCAGAATGATAAAGGAACATTTATTTTAGTACCGCAAGGACGCGCAGGAAAAGAACAAGAATTAAAAGCAAAAACGACTCAAGACGCCACACAAGAATTGGTGAAAAAAGGCTATAGAGAGTCTTAAAGGAGAGAAAAAATGGGTAAGAAATATTTGGATACTAAGAATAACAGTCTTGAGTCATCCGTTCTAGGAGTGTGGGAGACTGCAATTGAAGAGGGCGAAGCAATTAGAGATGCTGCTCAGATGACTAAAGAAGCTGAATTGCCTGATATGAGAGATGCTCTTATGCAAGTCAGGACAGAAAAACATGACACTCATGTTGATCCCGAAGATCGTGATGAGTTGGATAAGGAACCTGATGGTGCAGGCGGTGTGGAAACTGCAAAGAAAATGAAAAAGGCAAAAGAACCAGCTCCTAATATTTCAGAAGCTTCTGGTGACAAAGAAGCATATAAGAAATTCTTTGATGCTGCATTGAAGAAGTTCAAAGTCTCTTCTCCTGCTGAACTAAAGGGTGATCAGAAAAAGAAATTCTTTGACTACATTGATAAGAATTGGGAAGCTGATAATGAGAAAGCAGAAGCTGCTATGTCTCAGGTTAGAGAGTTTAAAATTCAGTCCATGAAGGCTGCTCTTGCACGAGTCTGGGGTATGAAAGAAGGTAAAAATCCTTTTAAAAAAGAAGATGATGATAAAGAAAATAAAAAGAGGGTAAAAACTGAAACTGGTAAGAAAGCTGCTGTAATTGATCTTAACCCTAAAATTGCAGACTAATGATTGATGAAAGAACTAGTAGAATTAACAGAGGTATCCAAGGAGGAATTGCCTGAAATTTACTGTGACTTAGATGAAGTCCTAGTAGATTTTATACGAGGTGCGGATATAGCTGTCGGTGGTAATTTTGTCAAAATGGATAAAGATGAGAGGTGGAATAAGGTAAATCAAACCAAGGGCTTTTGGGCAAATCTTGATTGGAAACCAAATGCAAAGAGATTGCATGATTTTATTATAAGATACAATCCTCATGTTTTATCTGCATATACTGGTCGTGATAATACTTCAAAGGTAGGTAAAATAAAATGGTTGAAGAAAAATACAGGGTTTAAAAGAGGAAATATCCATTTGGTTTTACGGTCACAGAAAAAAAGTTACGCAACAACGAATGGAAAACCAAATATTCTAATAGATGATTATATTAAAAACATACGAGAGTGGCAAGCTGCTGGTGGTACTGGAATACACCACACTGATGTTAGAAAAACCATAAGCGAACTGAAACGTCTAGGATTTAAATAAGATAAATAGAAGGAAACATATTCTTAAAGAATAAAGGAGAAAAATAATGCCATTATGGGGAACAACTACCGCCGCTGGCGACAAACCAAAATTCCTACCAGTAGACGCTAACGCTGCTGGTAGCACGGGCGCTAGAGAACATGCTATTGCCGTTGCGGGTGGATGGGGATTATCCCCTGGCCTTGGCGCTTCAGGCAATGATAACAAAGATGCGATGCCAGAAGTTCTGGTTTGTGTCAAAAACCTTGCTACATTTATGGGTGCTGCTTCTGTTATCGGTATTGATTGGACTGATGCTACAGTTACCGATACTGGAACATTCGATATTACAGTAACATTTGACGAAGCAGTTGATATTACATCTGCTGCTTGGTCTGCCAATCAGACAGTCACTAACAAAGCATACATTCTATTATCTCGTTTGGGTAAAACAGACATGGTTGAAGACAGTACTATGGCTTGCATGTACTACTCTGGTGACGGTTCTAACCAATTAGTATTCAGAGGCACAGCCCAAACTGGTGACGCTGCATACCTTGGGTTCAATAGTGCTGGTGTAGGTGACGATGACGTTATTACAGGAATTATCTTCAACGGTACTGCTGCTTTAGATGACGAAGATGGTTTTTCTGCAATAGGCATTCGTCAGGAATCTGGAACTGCTGCAGCTGGTACATCTGGCGATAGTATAATCGCAGACGGAAGTGCCGCTACAACTATGACAGTTAACGGTGCGCTTGATCAGTCAACAACTCTTGTGATTAATGCGGTTTCTGGTGCAACACTTGCAGTTGGACAGGTTGTTACTGTTAATGGTTCTGGCAGCGCCCCCGCTTCTTCAATTACTGATGCAGATGGGGGAACAGGTATTTCGACAGACAATACGCTTACTATTACAGCTGTTGAGGACCAAACAGAAGTTACAGTCAGTGAGAAAATCACAGTTGCGAATGACATCGTTCTGCTTGCATCCACAAATGGTGGTGATGAAATTACCGTGGATGCGTTGAGTTTCGTAGTTGCTGGACCAACATATGCATCTCGTTCTGATATTACTACAATTACAAGAGTCGGTGCAGACGATAGTGTTGCAATTCAGTTGGAAGGTGATACAACAGACCTTGATGGAGTTACTGCATACTCTAGTGGTGGAAGACTTGTACAAGAATCTGAAAATGCTGCATCAAATGATAGCGATGGTAGAAATGAAGAAGGCAAACTCCTTGTTACTTCACCATATGTTGTAGAAATTTCATTGAATGATGCTGCTACATACACAGCATCTGGTTCTAGTAGTGGTTCTGCATACATCCTAAAAGGTATGGATGTTGCTGCATAGGTGTTATAAATAAAAGAAATTGAAGGCATATGTTTTCAGTAAGGAATTACATAATGGTACGTCTATGAAGATAGATGCGTGATGTAGGATAGGTAATTACTGATTTCCTACAGTAGTATCCCCCAAAACAATTAGGTGGAGGGGTTTTTATAAAGGAGAACGCCATTATGGCTGATTTAAAAATTACGGCACTAACCTCATTGGGTACTGCCACCGCCCGAGCTGATTTGCTCCATGTGATCGATGACCCCACGGGCACACCGATTAACAAAAAGGTAACTGTTGGTGAATGGGAAAACGCTTGTAGATCACCAGTAGCTTTTACTGATGCTGATTTAACATTGACTGAAGCAACTCATGCTGGTCGATATTTGATTGGCTTCGATCTTACAGCTGATAGGGTTATTACGCTTCCTACACCTGTTGCTGGTATGGAATTTAGAATTGTCGGTCCAGCTGTTATGACTGCTGCTGATGGACATGATCTACGAATCAAGACTACAACCACTGATGGTTCTGTTAGATTTGATGGTCAACTGACATTCCTTGATACAGACGGAGATGCAAATTCTGTTGTATGGCCGGATGTAAACTCGAATGATTTTCTAAATATTTTTCTTCCTGGCCACTATGATATTACTATTGTTGGCCGGTCAGCAACTTTGTGGCATGTAACTGGTTTTGTTTCTAGTGTTACTGCTCCATCATTCTCTGACGCATCTGCGTAGTAGTTAGTTAGTTGATGGTTGCTAGAGATAGCAACCATCAATTTTCTGTTATAAATAAGATTACAACAACATTAAACACAGTGAGGTGAAAATGTCTATTACTAAAGAAAATATTGAAGAACGTAAGAATGTTCTTATGAATGATATGAATGCTGCTAAACAACGTATGGCAGAGTATGATAAAAAGAAACAGGAAGATATTGCATTGCTAAATGCACTTACAGGAGCATATCAGCAGTGTGAACAATTCCTTAAAGAGTCAGATAATGAAGAGTTAGATAATGAAGAGTTAGATAATGAAGAGCCAGAAATGGCTAGTGATGATGGGAATGACGGAGGATAGTCAATACCATCAGTAACATTCCTCCGAAGGGTAATTATGCCTGGGGGTTTTTATAAGGAGAAGCCATATGGCTGACAAGAAAATTACAGCGCTTACCGACCTTTCGACAGGTGTGGCTGGTGCTGATTTGCTTCATGTGATTGATGACCCCACGGGTACACCAATCAACAAGAAGATTTCGGTTACTGATCTAGTCAATAACCTTCCTTCTTTCATCGGATTCTCAAATTCGTATGAAAATATTACCGACGGCATTCAGGCCGCTGTTGGTATTACAACTGCGCTGACTTTGCTTGCGTCCAGTGGTACAGACACCGCTACGACTCTTGCTGACGGCACTGTTATTGGTCAGATTAAGATTATCGTACATGACGTTGATGCTGGAAACTCCATCATGGCCGTGACTGATGCTCTTGGTTTTGCCGATCTTGACTTTGCAGACGATGGCGACACTGCCATGTTGATTTGGACAGGAACAACTGGTTGGGCTGTATTGAGTCAAGTTGCAGTTGCTGCTGATCTAGGCTTGATTGATATTGCTAACTAATTTTAGTTAGTAATTATATCTAAATGGGGGGAGGGGGACTTCCTTCTCCCCTCATTTTATAGGAGATGAAAATGGTAGAGGTTCTTTCAGAAGTTAATTGGCAGATGCCAAATTGGGCTGGCCAACCTATTAATAAAATTAAGAATAAATTACAGAAAAAACAACCTAAAATGTTGGAAGAACAAATTAGGGACTTATTGCCTTGTGACATAGAAGAGGAAGAAAAAAATGAAGAATTTTAAATCATTCATTAATGAAATAAATACCTCGCATCAAAATCAGGCTATAGATAATAATATGAACATGAGTGTTTATAGTGATCCATCTGTTGTAAGGAAACTTAATGCTTGGGTAGGATCAATTACGGGTAATTATGTATTACCAGAAGATGCTATCAGCAAATTGAGAAGTTCGTTATCAAAAATTGGATTGTCGTTTGATGAAGTTTCTATGATGGAAGGTGAAAGTGGTTCTGTTGAATTGCCCCTAACTTCGTTTGGTGGCCGATTTGGTAAAGGGTTGACCACTCCACATGATGAGTTTGAAGTAGATGACGGTATTTCTCATCAAGTAGAGGGCGGGCTTAAACTAGTTATTGGTTATGAAATGCAAGAGGATAATTCATGTAGGTTATCTGCTAGCATTGAATAAATGTATGAAAAGATAACTAACGATAATGTCATAATGTTTGCAATTAAGCATTATGACAATCCTCAATGCGAAGGAGAAAGAGAATTTTATGATGATATGAAGAGGTTTAAGTATATTAAACGTCTTTTGAGAAAGCATAAAGATACAGGCATTCTTAAAGAAAGATTGCTTTTGAACCATATTATCGTATTGAATAATTTGTTTGGTGCCGAGGCTTGCGTGACCCTATTACTCTTCAAAATACAAAAAGAGTATTGGGAAACACTCAAGTCTTTTTTATTATTCCTAAATATAATTAGAGATGATGAATTGAAAGATATAAATGGAAATAATAAAGTTTCGGAGATTTTAGGAAAACTATAATGGGCAGAGCGATAGACTTATTTGTTACATATAGATTCATAAAGTTGTTAGTTACACCTTTTGACAAAACAGAGGCGTTTAAACTAGGTATCATTGATGAAAAAGGTAATCGGATTATGCCTTCTCCTGTTGCTGGAGTTCGTCAAACTAAACCAGAGCCTTTAAGAACTTCAGACGAAAAAAACTCTTATACAATCCTTCATAAACTTGTATTTAACATCAAGAAAATTTTTGGAAAGGTGCCTGGACTTAGAACTAAGTTAGGAACTTATGCAGCAGCACTATTCCTTCTCAAAGATACTTTCAAGGAATCAGTAGATGACCCTGATATGTTTGAAAAGGAATTTATGAAGTATCTTAAAGAACAAGGTTATGAGATTGATGATAGCATTTCAGAAGAAGTTATTGGATTTGGTGAAGTTCTTCCAAAAGGAGAATATGTTCTAGTCAATGATATTCTAAATACGGAAGAAGAAGAACTTACTGCTAAAGCGGGAGATAAAGTTGTTACCTTTGAAGATGAAGCTCCTATAGATACAGTATTAGGAGTTGAAATTTTTCCTGTTGTGCATATGAAAACACAAGAAAAAATATATGTAAGTTTGGAGGATATCAAAGAATGAAAACTAAATGGAAAGTAGTATCCCCGTATACTGGAATAGAAGAAGATGCACCAGCAAATGCAGCGGGTAGCGGTAATGTACATGGTATAGGTGTAGGGCCGCACGGTGAGCCTGGAATTGATCCAAAAAAGAAAAAGAAGAAACATACTCTTATTGACCGCAATGGAAAAATTGATGGTCGTTCAAAAGCATATCGTGAACATCGTAGAAAACTTGAAGCTGTTAGAAAAAAAAGATTAGAGCGTAAAAATTCTAGTGGAAGTAAATTTATTGAGAATATAAAAAAGAAAACTATTGAAGTGGCATATGGTCATGGTTTTGATATTGTAAACCCTATGGCTGATATGTCAAACCGAAATCTGCAAGCCTCTAAAAAGAAAAAGAAGAAGTAAATTGTCTCTGAGAATTGTTTACCGTGGAGAACTTTAAATATGTCAAAATCTCAAACATCTAATGATGGAGAACATTCATTAATTGAAGATCAAGACAATAAATTATCTGTTGAAGATCAAGACAGATTAGAAATATTTTCTAATCTAATAGATTCTTTAAACACTTCTGTAAAAACTATAGAAGTTAAAGAATCAGTTGAACCAGTTGAGCCAGTTGAACCAGTTGATGAAACTAAAAAAATCACTGAGTTTGAAGAATTGTTTCAAAAACTTGTAGGACCATATTTTAAACCTGAGTTAGAATCTATTGTTGAAACAATTTCTGATCCAGATGATTCAATTCATTCCAGTGGTGATCATTCCCCAGATTTTCTTTTCCGAGATTTTAAACCTGAGTCAGAATTTGTTGTTGAAACAATTTCTGATTCAGTTGATGAAGAAGAAAAGATTCCAGAACTTCCAGAGGTATACTCAAAAGCAATAACTGATCCAGTTGATGAAGAAGAAAAGATTCCAGAACTTCCAAAGGTATACTCAAAAGCAATAACTGATCCAGCTGGATTGTTGGTGCCTAAAGCTGCTGAACGAACAAGTGATATTATTCAAGATATTGTCAGCACTCTTGATAACCTTAATAGCAAAACAGAAGTAAAAGAAGAAGTTGATCAGATTGCTGCATTGCGTGATGAATTTGGTAAATTTAGAAATCATATTCAACAGCATATATCACATCAGGATCATTCTGGTGCTGGTAGTGGTGAAGTTCGTTTAGAATTTTTAGATGATATACAAAGGTCTACTGCAAAGGTAGATGGTAAATTCCTCAAATATAGTTCTTCAGATAGTAAGTGGATAGGTGCAGATGCCTCTGGTGGATCATCAGCAGCAGATGATATATCAGCTGGTGATGCTGCTGTTAATATAACAACAACTTCTGGTAATATCACAATAGATGCAGCTGCAAATAATACTGATATTATTTTCAAGGGTACGGATGGTGGTTCCGACATAACAATATTGACCCTTGATGGTAGTGAAGCTGGTGCAGCAACATTTAATTCAACGGTCACTACAACTGGACTTACTATTGGCAGTACTGCTGTTACATCAACTGCTGATGAATTAAATATACTTGATGGAGTTACAAGTACTGCTGCTGAAATAAATCTTCTTGATGGTATAACTGCTGGAACAGCTTCTGCAAGCAAAGCTGTCATCTTAGATTCAAATAAAGATATTACAGGATTTAGAAATCTTACCATTGCTGGAGATTTGGTTGTATCAGGTACAACAAAAACTGTAGATACAGTTACTATGGAAGCAGCAAACGCAGTTATTTTTGAAGGGGCTACTGCTGATGATTATGAAACAACTCTTACCATTGTTGATCCTACAGCTGACCACACACAATATTTAATCAACCAAACTGGTTACATTCCACTATTAGCAGCTTCCACAACAACAGCAATTAGTTCTACTCCAGCAGAGTTAAACTTAATAGATGGTGGTACATCGAGAGGTACTACCGCAGTAGCAAGTGGCGACGGCATCTTAATCAATGATGCTGGCACAATGGCTATGACCAATGTTGATACCGTGTCTACATATTTTGCATCCCATAGTGTTGGTGGAGGTAATATTGTAACAACTGGTGCTTTAGATGCTGGCTCAATTACCTCTGGATTTGGTACTATTGATACTGGGGCATCAACAATTACAACAACAGGATTAATTAGTGGTGGATCATTAGATATTGATAGTGTTTTAATCAATGGTGCTACAATAGGACACACTGATGACACTGACCTAATGACGGTGGCAGATGGATTGTTGACTGTTGCAGGAGAAATCTCAGTAACCACATTAGATATTGGTGGAACGAATGTTACAACCACTGCTGCCGAAATTAACTTAATAGATGGTGGTACTGCCAGAGGAACTACTGCGGTTGCTTCCGGTGACGGCATCTTAATCAATGATGCTGGTACAATGGCTATGACTAATGTGGATACAGTGTCAACGTATTTTGCATCTCATAGTGTTGGCGGTGGAAATATTGTAACAACTGGTGCCTTAAATTCTGGTTCAATTACCTCTGGCTTTGGTACTATTGATACTGGTTCGTCTGCAATTACAACAACAGGATTAATTAGTGGTGGATCACTAGATATTGATAATGTTTTAATCAATGGTACGACAATAGGACATACAGACGATACTGACCTCTTAACTTTAGCAGATGGTGCATTAACAGCAAAAGGTACAATAACAGTTGGTGTAGATAATACAGGACACGATGTTAAATTCTTTGGTGCTTCTGCCGGTGCATATATGGAATGGGATGAAAGTGCAGACCAACTTAGAATTGTGGGAGCATCTGCTGATGCTGTTACTAGTACGGGTAAACTTCTTTTAGCTACAGCTTTAACAGATATTAATGCAAATGACGTAATAGGAAAAATAGACTTTCAAGCTCCGCTTGAAGCCGGAGGAACAGATGCTATTACTGTTGCTGCTTCCATTCAAGCTCTTGCCCAAGGTACATTTAGTTCTTCTGTCAATGCGACAGATTTAATATTTTATACAGGGCATTCAGAAGCAGCCACAGAAAAGTTTAGGTTTACTTCTCAAGGAGAGCTTGGTGTCGGAGGTGCTAATTATGGTAGCGATGGTCAAGTACTAACTTCTGGTGGTGCAGGGGCAGCTGCTGCTTGGGAAGATGCTAGTGGGGGTAGTGGTGGTTCTGATCCATCTTCGGCTGATGGGGATTCATTAGGTATTGCATCAAAAGAATGGTCTGACCTATTTCTTGCTGAAGGCGGTATAATTTACTTTGGTAATGATCAAGACGTTACACTTACACACGATCCTGATGATGGTTTATTCCTTAAATCTATTGCTACTGCTGATAATAGTCCAGTTCTCTTGACTCTGCAAACTGGTGAGACTGATATGGCTGCTAATGATGTTCTTGGTAAGATTGCGTTCCAGGCACCAGATGAAGGAACGGGCACAGATGCTGTTCTAGTAGCAGCTGCTATTCAAGCACGGTCTGAAGGAGACTTTAGTTCTAGTGCTAATGCAACTTCAATTGACTTTATGACGGGTTCAAGTGAAGCTGCGGCAACAAAATGGTCAATTACATCTGGCGGATCATTCTTGAATGCTGGAACCAATACAATAGACATGAATGCTGGTGAACTTATTCTTGATGCCGATGCTGACACGACAATTACTGCTGACACAGATGATACTATTGATATTAAAATAGCAGGTGCAGATGATTTCCAGTTCACCGCTAATACTTTTACAGCTTTATCGGGAAGTGGTGTTGTTATACCTGATGGTGGTCTTACTTTAGGAAGTACAGCTGTTAGTTCAACAGCTGCTGAACTAAACAAATTAGACGCATTGTCACGCGGTAGTGTTCTTATAGGAAATGCTAGTGCTGTTACTACTATTCTGACGAAAGGCACCGCAGACCAAGTATTAACCAGCGACGGAACCGATATCGCGTGGGCTGCAGCTAGTGGTGGTTCTGATCCAGCTTCGGCTGATGGAGATACATTAGGTACTGCATCATTAGAATGGTCCGACCTATATCTTGCTGATGGTGGTGTAATTTTCTTTGGTAATGATCAAGATGTTACCGTAACGCATGATCCTGATGACGGACTATTTTTGAAATCTATTGCTACTGCTGATAACAACCCAGTCCTATTAACTCTACAAACTGGTGAAACTGATATTGCTGCTGATGATGTTATTGGTAAGATTGCATTTCAAGCACCAGATGAAGGTACAGGTACGGATGCTGTTCTAGTAGCAGCTGCAATTCAGGCAAGGTCAGAAGGAGACTTTAGTTCTAGTGCTAATGCTACCGCAATAGATTTTATGACAGGTGTAAGTGAAGCTGCTGCAACTAAAATGACTCTAAGTTCTGCTGGTAATCTGGGGTTACACGCGGGCAATCTGGTCATACAAACATCTGGTAAGGGAATTGATTTTTCTGCTACTGATGATGCTACTGATACAAGTGAAATTTTGACGGACTATGAAGAGGGGACTTGGACTCCTGCTCTAGAGCTGGGAATTAGTAGCCCTGGATATAGCAGGCAGGTTGGCTTTTACACAAAAATAGGAAATGTGGTTACAGCCAATGGGCGTCTGGATTTAGACGGCTCTGGGACGGCGAACTCTAGCCACTTTGGCATTAGTGGTCTTCCATACACGTCCGCCAATCAGTCACCTAGCAACTACACTGTAGCGACGATGTACATAAACGCCTGTGCTGGCAACGGTGAAGATACTTTTTTGCTTCAATATACTAACTCTACTATTCTTAATTTCTTTACTCAGACAGAAACGTCAGTTGCCCAGTATCCAGGCACAAGTGCTGGCGTTAGTTTTGTTTGTTTGTTTCAAATTGTATATAAAACTGAACCAGCATAACCCACTGCATAGCTTTGGGTCGGACAGTCCAAACCATAAAGGAGATAAAATATGGCAAATGGCGACATAACAAAAGTATTTGAATACGATAAAATTGAGGTAGTTGGTTCTTGGAATATCCAAGTTCGTAAGGCTACTAAGATTATGGAAGAAAATGCAGACGGTTCTTTAACTGTACTTTCTCGTTCATTTCACAGGCATGTGCTTCATCCATGCAAATCAGTCAAGAACGATGATGACAGTTGGACACACACAGACACAGACATTTCTGGTGAGGACGCAACCGTGCAAGCAATCTCTAACGCAGCTTGGACTGATGCCGTTAAGGCAGCTTATAAAGCAATGCGTGAAACTCAAAATGCATAATAAGGTGATTGTACCTGTTGTAGATAATTAATCACACCTAAATATATTCATGCTAAAGATATATATACTAGTTATAGTTATGGGACTTGTAGGTGGTGTAGTTTATGGTGGATGGTATTATTATAAAGATACACAATCTCGTATTCAAATTCTCACAGAAAATAGTGCGAGATTAGAAGTTGCTACACAACAACAAACTCAAACAATTAAAACACTTGTAGATGACGCTGAGAGATTCGGTAAGTTAAATAGAGAACTAAATACTCAACTAGAAGCTGCAAATGACTATAAGAATGTTCTTATAGAGAAATTGCAGAGACATGACCTGGCAAGATTGTCTATGCAAAAGCCAGGATTAGTGGAGAATATAATTAACAATGCAACTAAAGAATTATTTAATTCGTTGGAACAACTTACTACTCCTCCTGAGTCTAATCCCGTTCCTGCTCCTGACTAGTGGATGCAGTACTTGGGAAGGCCTTAAAACCGTCGAGATAAAAACTGTAGAAGTTGAAAGATCAATCCCCACACAAAATCATCCCCGTGCTGTAAATATGGGTGATGTTCATTTTTATATTGTGACAGAGGATACTCTTGATGAATTTAAAGAAAGGTTTGTAAAAGAACAGGGAGATTTTTTATTCTATGCTATTAGTGTAAGAGACTATGAAACTATTGCATTAAATATGGCAGAATTAAAAAGATATATAGAACAACAGCAACTAATTATTATATATTATGAGAAGGCAGTGGCACCTAAACCAAATAATTAAGGATAAAGTAAATGGGCATGTTTAATAACAAAATAGAAGCAGAATTTGATCCCCCTCGTAAATGGGTTTTGTCCCGAGCATTAACATACAAAAATCCAGATATAGATAAGGATGCATTAGAGCGTGTCGGTGTTTCTGCACAGGGGTTTGAGATTTTTGTGAAAAAAGGTTTTGTAACTGATCTTGCATCTGTTCCTCGCATTTGTTGGGCATTTATTGCACCTTGGGATGTTGCTCGTGCTGCAATAATTCATGATCTTCTTTATAAAAGTATTCGTCAATATCGTGCTAAATGTTCTAAAGATTTAAAGATTACTGAAAACCCAAAAGTAATTAGTGATGCAAAGAAAGCAGCTGATGATGTATTTCATATGGCCATGAAAGATGCAAACCCATCTGTTGCGGGGTGGAAGATTGCAGCAGCATATTATTCAGTAAGAATGTTTGGTAGATGGTCAATTATTCCAAGAGAGGAAGATTAAAATGGCTGGTATAGATTGTATTAATGAAGAATGTAAAAACCCTCTATGTGATTGCGATCCTTGTAATTGTACAGAGAAAACTCCCTGCACATGTTGTGAGATATGGGATGGGGAGTAATGTGGTTTTTTTTAATTAGCAATATTGCAGGAGCAATTCTAGGTAGTGCAGCCAATAGTTGGTTTGCAGATACTAAACTGGGAATTTGGTTCTACAATAAGGTTGATGATGTTTCAACATGGGCTTCAAAAAAATTGGGGTTGAAGATTTTAAAGGATGAAAATAATTGGAAGACAAAGTATCCAAATGTCGCCATGAAAATCGAAGAACTCGAAGCCAAAATAGAGAAACTAGAAAAGGAGAATTAAATGAGTAATTTTATTTCAGATAGAGTAAGTCAAGGTTCAACCCACCAAGGCGCAATTGTTATAGTTGCCGCAGTCGCGGTACTTTTTGGTGGTATGGCACTGACACAAGTTGTTTTATATGGTGCCCTTGCTTGGGGCGTGTGGTCTGTGCTTAAGAAAGATTAATTATGGCAGGGTTAGAAACGGAGGTCAAACTTATTAAAAAAGAGTTGAAAGATCAAGCAAAAATTCATGATCGTTTGGATGTTGCAATTGAGAAATTGACTGACGTTTCTAATTCTATTCATCGTATGCTTGCTGTGCATGAAGAAAAAATTGCACGACAAGAAGAAGCAATATTTCAAGCAGAAGAACAAATAGAAGTTCGCAGATTAGAATTATCTAAACGGTTAGATGAATTACATTCTAGAATTACTACCAATACCAAAGAGATAATGTCTGCTGCTGCGGTACAGCATAAACAACAAAATAAAGAAATTCAAAAAATAAAAGATGAACTAGTTTCTAGAGTAGGTGTTTTGGAAAAATGGCGTCATGTTCTTATTGGAGGATCAATTGTCATAGGGTTTATGTTACATAAATTTATCAATTTTGGTTCTTGACATTATAGTTTTTATCGTGTATGATGTAATAATATTATGTCGTATATTGACTCAAAATATCTAAACATTGTTAGCCCCCAACTCCTTAAATTCAAGAAGAAGGGGGATTTTTTATGGAATTTTAGATGTCCGTATTGCGGTGATTCTCAGAAGTCTCGTTCCAAGGCAAGAGGATTTGTCTATCGCAAGAAAAATGACCTGTTCTATAAATGTCATAACTGTGGAATAGGAGCAACCCTTGGTAATCTTATCAAGTATGTAGACTCAAAAATTCATAAAGACTATATAATGGAACGATATAAAAGTGGGGTTAAGACTAACAACCCAGAGCCGGAGTTTAATTTTAGTGTTCCTGTCTTTCGCAAAAAACGCAAAGGTGTTCTCAAAAATGGTTGGTCAGCTGGTGGACCTGCTATTTCAGATTTATCCACAGATCATCCGGCACGAAAGATTGTTGAAGAAAGACTTATTCCATCAGAATTCCTTTCCGATTTATATCTATGCCAGTCATTCTATAAATTTACGAATACATTAATACCAAATAAATTTCCTTCCTTGGATGGTGATCACCCAAGGTTGTTAATACCATTTAGAAATGATAAAGGAGAAGTGTTTGCATATCAAGGAAGATCATTTGGAAAAGAACAGCCCAAATATCTAACCATCAAACTTGATGATGATACAACTAAAATTTTTGGTTTGGATAGAGTTGATAAGAGTAAGCAAATATATGCAGTAGAAGGTCCACTTGATAGTTTATTTTTGAATAATTGTATTGCAGTAGGTGGAGCAGATTTAGTTAAGTTGAAGAATGATATAATAATAATTTTTGATAATGAACCAAGAAATAGAGAAATTTGCAAACAGATGAGTTTTTGCATCAAATTCAATAAAAATATTGTAATTTGGCCTGACAGTATGAAACACAAAGACATTAACGATATGATTATGGCAGGGTATACGAAAAAGCAGATACAAGAAATTATAGATAGTAATACATTTTCTGGTGCATCTGCACAACTGAGATTTATAGAATGGAAGAAAACAGATGAAGGAAATATGGGAAAAACAATACAATAAAAAAGAACCACCTTGGAATTATGATAAGTTTGATAAAGACTTATCAGAATTTTTTAGAGCCAGACATTTTGGCACTAGAAAATTTTCAGTTATAGATTTAGGTTGCGGCAATGGAACTCAAGCACATTACATAGAAAAATCAGGAAATATATTTGATGTAACTGCCACGGATATAGTAAATGTTTTGAAATATGATATTAAGAATTTTATTATAGATGATGCGTTGGATTCTAAATTAACTAAGAAATATGATATTATTGTAGACAGAGGATTGATACATAATCTTTTTCATTTAAAGGATAAGAGACACAAATATTTTGAGATGATTGAAAATATAATTCATGATGAGAGTTATATTGTTCTCAAAGTATTGAGTCGATATGAGACAAGGTTTAATCCAGTAATTCATTCTGGGCCTTATCGTTTTAATGAAAACCAACTGATGGAGTTTTTCTCTGGATTTGATTTTAAATGTATTGAACTCAAGGATACATTTTTTTACAGCAACATACAACCTCATCTTAGAGGTTATTTCAGTGTATATAAAAAAGAAGGAGACATAAATGCCTAACAACTATCTGCCTACATCATACCAAGAGTTTATTCATTTGTCCAGATATTCCAGATGGTTGCCAAACAAAGAGAGAAGAGAAACGTGGGATGAAACAGTTGCAAGGTATTTTGATTTTTTCACTGAACATCTTAAAGACCTTCATGATTACAAACTGACAAAAACTCTAAGAGAAGAATTAGAGGACGCAGTATTGTCTCTAAAAGTAATGCCTTCTATGCGTTGTCTTATGACTGCTGGAGAAGCACTTAAACGAGAAAATATTGCAGGGTATAATTGTTCCTATATTGCAGTAGATAGACCGTCATCATTTGACGAAATTCTTTATGTTTTGATGAATGGAACTGGTGTAGGGTTTAGTGTTGAACGTCAGTATATAAATGAATTGCCTCGTATTGCAGACGAGTTTCATATGTCTGATACTACAATTACTGTTGCAGATAGTAAATTGGGATGGGCAAAAGCATTAAAAGAGTTGGTTGGTATGTTATATATTGGTCAGATTCCATGTTGGAATTTGTCTAAAATACGTCCAGCAGGGGCTCCTTTGAAGACCTTTGGTGGTCGTGCCTCAGGCCCAGAACCATTAGAATCCTTATTTAATTTTACAGTCACCATTTTTAAAAATGCAAATGGTCGTAAGTTATCTTCAATTGAATGCCACGATATCGTATGCAAGATTGCCGAGGTTGTAGTTGTTGGTGGTGTGCGTAGGTCTGCTCTTATTAGTTTATCAAATTTATCTGATGATCGTATGAGAGCTGCAAAGCATGGCCAGTGGTGGACTACTGAACCTCAACGATCTCTTGCAAATAATTCTGCATGTTATACAGAGAAGCCAGATATTGGTGTATTCATGGATGAGTGGAAAGCACTTTATGAATCCAAGTCTGGTGAACGTGGTATTTTCAATCGTGAAAGTGCAGTGAAGGTATCAGAGCAAAGTGGTAGGCGTAATACTACAGATTTTGATTTTGGAACAAATCCATGTTCAGAAATTATTTTGCGTAATCGTGAGTTCTGTAATTTATCAGAAGTTGTGGTTCGTCCGTCTGATACAAGAAGAACTCTTTTAGAGAAGGTACGGCTTGCAACAATTCTAGGAACATTCCAATCAACATTAGTGAATTTCAAATATGTTTCATCTGCATGGAAAAAGAATTGCGAAGAGGAAAGACTTCTTGGCGTTTCTCTTACTGGCATCATGGATAACAAACTTCTTAATGGTAAAACACCACATCAAACTTTACCCACACTGTTACAAGATTTGAGAAATGAAGCAATTAAAACCAATGCAGAGTTCGCAAAAAAGATAGGTATCAATCAAAGTGTCTCTGTAACATGCGTTAAACCGTCTGGGACAGTCTCTCAGTTGGTTGATGCTGCATCTGGTATTCATGCTCGTCATAATCCTTACTATATTCGTACAGTGCGTGGAGATAAGAAAGACCCTCTTACAAAAATGATGATGGATGTTGGATTTCCTGTAGAAGATGATGCAATGAATCCAAGCAATACATCTGTCTTTTCTTTTCCTATGAAAGTAGATGAGAGCGCTGTATTTCGTACAGATATGTCGGCAATTGAACAATTGGAGTTGTGGTTGACATATCAAAAATATTGGTGTGAACACAAACCGTCAGTTACTATTTCTGTTAAGGAAAACGAATGGTTGGAAGTTGGTGCGTGGGTCTATAAACATTTTGATTATATGAGTGGCGTTAGTTTCCTTCCATTTGCAGAACATACATATAAACAAGCACCATATCAAGACATTAAAAAAGAAGAGTATGAAATTCTTCTTGATAAGATGCCGAAGGAAGTGGAGTGGAGTAAATTGTCAGAGTATGAAAAAACTGATATGACTATTGGATCACAGGAATTGGCATGTACGGCGGGCGGTTGTGAAATTTAATGAAATTAGTTGTATGTGAGTCATGTGAAGCTGAGTTTTCTATAAAATATTTAATGGATGAATATTATTATAAAGTTGTCTATTGTACATTTTGTGGGACAGAATTATTAGCTGAACTTGAAGATGAAATAGTATGGATAGATGAAGACGAGTAGTGCTAAATCAAAAGGTCGTAGATTCCAGCAATGGGTTCGTGACCAATTAATCGAATCCCTTAATGTTCATCCAGAAGATATAGAGAGTCGTTCTATGGGTGCTGGGGGTGAAGATTTAATTATGGCTCGTGCTGCAAGAAAAAAGTTTCCATATTCTATAGAATGTAAAAATCAAGAGTCACTTAATGTATGGAAGGCATATGAACAGGCAGAATCCAACTCTGGAGATTATGAACCTGTCGTTTTTATCAAGAGAAATAATCAAAAACCCTTAGTGGTTCTTGATGCAGATTATTTTGTGAGATTACATAATGAATTGGTGGATTGAACAATATAAACAATATCATGCCGAATTGAATACAAATTATCCCGGCAATAATTTGAAGCTGCAACTACATCATATTGTAGATTTGGTAAAGGACACTAAATCTGAAACTCTATTGGATTATGGTTGTGGTAAGGGGTTGCAATATACGAAGTGGAAACATCATGAAGAACTTGGTGTAATGCCTGAATTGTATGATCCTGCTGTTCCAGAATACGAAGAACTTCCTGATGGGCCCTTTGATGGTGTATATTCTACAGATGTGTTGGAACATATACCGAAAGAACAATTGCCTGAAACTTTTAACAACATATTTTCCCGAGCAGAGAAATTTGTGTTCCTTGCAATATGTACTAAACCATCAATTGCAGTTCTTCCAAGTGGAGAAAATGCACATTGTACCGTTGAGCCAATCGAGTTTTGGAAAACAATGGTAGAAAAATATGCTCCGAAACGTATATATACGCATATAAAAACCTATGGTAATTGTAATAATTACTCTATTCTTAATGAAGAATTATATCTAGAATGGATGTTAGAGCAAATCTAACAAAGTTTCTTTCCTATAAGTTATAAATAGTTCAGAATAATCATGATTATATGTAATCATGATAAAACTGGAGCGCCTGATGGAAGCATTTAAATTAATTGCTGACCTAGGCTTTTCCATCGCAGCTGTATTCGGCGGCGGGTTTTTTATTATTTTGCTTTTGAAATATATTTTGAATTCGGTTGTAAGTAGGGCTGAGGGTCTGAATGGAATGATATCGTCGTTAGACAATCGTGTGAAGACTATTAATAATGAAATAGTGAGGTTAGATGCTCTTATATGTCATGCATTAGGAGTAAAACCCGATACTCGTAGAATGTCTGCTGCTGATGGTAAAGAAGATGCTAGGAAAGATTAGTTATGGATAGTATTGTAGAACTTGTTAATCAGTATGGAGTGCCAATTGTTGTAGCAGTAGGGATGGGATATTTTATATTTTATATTTGGAAATTTGTTACGCATAATATTTTACCAAGTTTGAGTAAAGCAAGTGGTACATTAGTGGGTTTGATTGACAGAGTGAGAATGCTTGACAATGATATGATTAGATTGGATCAAAAAATTCATACTATTATAGAAATACAAAATCAACAATATGACCCTTTTGAAGCAGCAAATAAAAAAAGGAAAAAGCAAAACTAAAAAAATGAAATATTTATTTTACATATTATTTTTTTGTATCATAGCACCTAATGCGTTTGCCGAGGGTATGGTGTTTAATTTTAAATCTCCAGTATTTAATGGTATTGGATTTAGCGCTCATGTGTTAACGATTGAGAACCAAGAGTTCTCTCGCAAGGCCGCAATAAAAGAAAAGGAAGCGGGTGCGCTGCGACAAGAAATCAGAGATGCGGGCAATACAAATTATGCTAAGTTTATTAAGAATATAGAATCAAGAATTTATGCTCAGCTATCAAAAAATTTAACGGATAGTTTATTTGGTGAATCATGTGGAACAACTTACGATGGACTTGGAGTAGTTGTACCTCCGACAGATAAAGTTGGCCAAGGAGATACGGTTGGAGTAGGAAGCTGTAGTGGTACAGTAACATTTGAAGGTACAACAATTAGTTATGAAAAGAACACCACAACAGACGTAGTAACTTTAACAATAGATGGTGCAGATGGAAAATCAACGATTACGGTTCCTCTTAACGATTTTCAGTTTTAGTATACTGGTCGGGTGTCAATCAGTCCAAAAGATTGACGCACCTTTAGTAGTTACTAACTCTCTGATACATCAATTAGATGCTTTCCCACCACCCAAAATGAAAGTTCCGATTGCGGTTTATTCCTTTACAGATGTAACTGGTCAAAGGAAACCAAACCAATCAGTAGCACAGATTAGTACTGCTGTTACGCAAGGTTCACATATATGGTTGATACAAGCATTGAAACGAGCAGGAAATGGAGAATGGTTTCAAGTTGTTGAAAGAGTTGCTCTTGATAATTTATTAAAAGAACGACAGATTATACGACAGACAAGAGAAAGCTTTGGGGATAAAGATCAAATAACACCATTATTGTTTGCTGGTGTGTTAATTGAGGGGGGTATTGTTGGATATGATGCAAATACAACTACAGGTGGGTTTGGAGCAAGATTATTAGGTATAGGATCATCAGTAGAGTATCGTAAGGATACGGTGACGGTTGGTATAAGATTAGTATCTGTTGGTACAGGTGAAATACTAATGGCCATTAGTTCTGAGAAAACTATATTGAGCACAAGAGTTTCTGCCAATGTGTTTAAATTTTTAGACATGGGAACAAAACTATTGGAGACAGAAGTTGGATATACAGAAAATGAATCTGTTACATATGCAGTTAGAAAAGCAATAGAAAAAGTTGTGACAGAGTTGATAATTAAGGGAGCTGAAAAGGGCTTATGGGAATTTAGTGAACCAGATACTCCAGTGGTAATAGTTAGTGAAGAATATCATGATAATAATGAGAATGATGAGAATAATATAAATTTTAATGATAATGAAATTCATGAAAATTATACTTATAGGGAAGGAGAATAAAATGAAGAAAATTATACTCGCAGTTATTATGTCATTTTTTATGATTGGTATAAGTCACGCAGATAACGATGTTTTTATTACTCAATCAGGAGCAACTTTTACTGCCAATATTAATATGGACGGTAACGGAAATCAGATGGGTAATTCTACTACTGTATTTACAGCAACAGGAGCCAATCAAACATTTGATATTGATCAAATTGGTGCAACAAACGTAATTGATGGTTCATTTATAGGTGCTGGTGCAACTAATGTAGAAGACTTAGCTATTAGTCAAACTGGTAATAGTAACGAAGCAACGATTACTGTTGGTACTAATGCTGCTGCTGATGATGTTCATATTGATGAAGCCACGATAGGTAACAGCAATAATACCACATATAATGTAGGTACTTCTGCCTCAGTTTCAGATGTAAATATTGATGTAGTATTTAATAGTGGTGCAGATAGTAACACTCTTATCATTAATGAGAATAGTTCAGCATCTACAAATACTGATAAAAATACAGCCATTACAGTAACAGGAGATAGTAATACAATTACTACGACTCATAGTGGCGCTGCACACCATAATACGACATTGACACATATTGGTGCTTCTGGAACTTTTGTGATAACACAAACTGGAAATAATGCTTCAGACGTTGTGTTGTCCACTAATGGGGCTGGTCACAGTGTTACGATTACTTCTGACGATTAGTATTCTAATCTTTCTTATGTTACCTTCGTTGAGTTATGGTAACAACATTATTGGTAATGTAGTACTTTATGAAGGACATGCATCTGTAGAGAGAGAAGATGAAAGTTTGAGTTTGCAAGAAAACTCAGATATATTTTTCAAGGATAATGTTCGTACAGGTAAAGGAAACATTGGTATCACATTTATAGATGATACCAATGTAGCAATTAGTCCACAAAGTTCTCTTGTTATTGATGAGTTTGTATATGATCCTAATTCTCAAACAGGGTCTAAGTTGGTGATGAAAATTGTTCTTGGTACAGTTCGATATGCAAGTGGTAACATAGCAAGACTCAATCAACAAAATGTTGAGATTCGTACTCCGACTGCTAGAATAGGTGTTCGGGGTACAGCATTTAGTATGACAGTTGATGAGATAGGAAAATCTCTTATTATTTTACTACCGAATGCTGATGGAACAGTTGGTGAGATTTCAGTAGAAACGGCAGCAGGGATGGTAATTATGACTCAAGCATTTGAAGCAACAACAGTTGGCATGGCAGAAAGTAATCCATCCAAGCCAGTTATACTTGATCTGACTTTGGATCAAATTAATAATATGCTTATTATTAGACCGCCAAAAGAGAAAATTATTGAACTTATAAAAAAATCATCAACCTCTACTAATTTACTTGACGTTGATTTGTTAGCATATATAGAACTAGATGAAAATGAATTAGAAAAAGATGAGTTAGAATTTGGATTGTTGGATATTAATCCTTTAGATATAGATTTATTATTGAATATCTTGACACAGTTAAACAGAAAATATGAAAGAAAACTGAGAATAGTAAAAAAAGGTGCGGGTGCAGGGGGTGAACACATAGATGGAAGAACGTCTGGTTTAAATCCAGAGACACTTGTTACTACAGTTATTGATGGAAATGAGACAAGAATAATTAGAGAGGTTAATGGTAACAATATATATCTTGTTTTGAATAATGATAATGGATATTCAATAAATATTAAACAAGGTGCTATAGAAGTACCGGAGATAACTACAAATGATGAAGTGGTTAATAATATTACTATTACTCAGCTTCAGTAGTGTAATCAGTAGTGTTGCATATGCTGAAGATGTATTAATTATACATCAGGGCTATGAAAACTCACATATTAAATGGAAGAATAGACTAGAAGATGCAGGCCATACTGTAACCTCTGTTGACATAACAAGTTCTAGCTTTCCATCTAATACTACATCTTATGAACAAATATATGATGTAAGACACGGTTGGCCAAATGGAGATCAAAATTTATCATCAGCACAAATAACTGCCTACAAAGCATTACTTGCAAGAGGTGGTACATTATATCTTCAGGCTGAAAATCCTGGCTGTTGTAATCCTAGAAACCAAAGTGTAGCAGATTTCATTGAGGATGAGGTAGGTGGTGGTACAATTACATATAGCAGCAGTACATCAACTGGATATTCGAGTAATAGCATAACTCAACATAATTCAAACGAGTCATGGCTGTCAAGTTTTAGTGGTACAGTTACATTTTCGTCGGGTGGTTCATTCACTTCTATTGGTAATGGTACATGGTTCGCAAAAGATGGTAATGGTAAAATTGTAGGTGCTGTATGGTATGGTGATGATTTAAGTAGTTCATACTCAGGTAAAGTTGTTGTAATAACAGATATAAACTTCAACTCACATAGTACTTACTATACTAATAACAATAAGAACTGGATGAATGCTATGCGTACAATGTTAGCAAGTACATATAATATTGCTGTTTCAATAACATCAGCACAATCAACAACAAAGTCAACTGCTCAAAATGCAACTCTGGCGCAAGGTGTATTTATTACACAGAGCGGTGATAATTTTACAGCAAGTATACAACAAAAGGGAGATGGTAATTTTATTGGTGATATTGATTGGAATGGTAATGCTGTAGTTACAGGAGATGATGTCACACTTACAATTAAACAAGGCAATGTAACAACAACAGGTAACAGCGATAATAATGGCTTGGGTCTAGCTATAAATGGTAACAGTACAAACGTAACTGTCAATCAAGGCGATCATGCAAACGACAGAGGTGAACATAGAGCGATTATAGATATTACAGGAACATCAAATGTGGTTAGTCTTATTCAATATGATGGTGGCACTTTGGCAAAACATTTTTTTAGTTTAGATGTTGATGGTAACAGTAATAACTTAACTATAACTCAAAAAGATAATAATGGAAAGACAATGTTTTTTGATGTAAATGGTAATAGTAATACAGGAACATTTATACAGGAAGATGTAGGAACACATTATCTTGATGTTACTTTAGATGCAAATCATGATGTAACAATTACACAAAGAGGTAATGGCAATCATGCTGCAAGAATAAATTTAGCTGGGTATAGTACAGATTTTGATTTAATACAACAGGGAAATACTTCACAAAATTATACTTTAGATAGTACTTGTAGTAATGCTTTAGGATGTACAATATCAACAACGCAGGGTACACAATGAAAAAATGGATTATATCATTAGTTGTGATTTTGGTTTTATGTGGAGTACGTTTCACTGATCCTTGGTTTCTAGATATGGTGCGTATGAAAGCACTAGACCAGCATCAAAGAAATCAAATTGAACAAAGTCTATCCAATCTTGTTACAGTAGAAATCAATAATGAAACTCTCAAGAAAAGGGGTCAATGGCCTTGGGATAGAAATTCTTTATCCAATGAAATTATTAAACTATATCAGGCAGGAGCTGCGTTAGTTGTTCTTCCTATTTTATTTGCTGATGAAGATAGGTTTGGGCAGGATGAAGTGTTAGCAAGAACACTTAAACAAACACCAACTATTATAGGACAGATGCCTATCAATGAGGCAGATAACAGCGGTGTTATAAGAGGTGTTTCAGAAATAGGTAACTCATGGAAAGGTTGGGTATATCAATATCCAGGCGCCATCGGGCCAATACCTTTACTTGCAGAAAATGCTAATGCTGTAGGTATGATGATTGTTGCACCTGAGGCGGATGGTGTGGTTAGACGCATGCCTCTGGTAATTGCGATAGGTGATAAATTATATCCATCTATAAGTATGGAAATTCTACGCATGGCTGCTGGGGATATTTCGTATCAGATGAAGACAGGTATTGCTGGGGTAGAGAAATTACGCATACCTAAATTCAAAATGATTGATACGGACGCACATGGTAATATATGGCTAGACTTTAAATGGAAAACGCCTACCTATGCAATGCATGAAAAACTTCCAGACCTTACTGAAAAAATCGTGATAGTATCAATAACTGCATCAGGTCTTGATAATCCTGTATCTACTCCTGTTGGTGTAATTCATTCACATGATTTGATTGGTGCATCTCTAGCAACGATGATGACGGGAAGAAACATCACAAGACCTTATTGGACAAATGTTGCAGAGCTAGGAGTATCGTTTGGATTTGCACTTGCACTAATGGTTATTGTGTTATTGTTGCCTTGGTATTTTAGTGCAGTTCTTATGCCAGCATCTATTATAGGATTGTTCTATGGTAGTTCATACCTCTTTACCAAACATGATTATCTGGTGGATTGGAGTTATCCTGTACTCACTGTATTCATCGCATGGGCTCTTGCAACATTTTTAAGATTTATGGAAGAACACAAATTACGAATGGAAATCAAGAAACAGTTTGAGCATTATCTTGCACCAGCAATGGTTAAGAAATTGCAGAAGAATCCAGAATTGTTAAAACTTGGTGGAGATACTAGAGAACTGACTTTATTGTTTTGTGACATAAGAGGATTTACACCAATTAGTGAACAATTCAAAACAGACCCACAAGGACTAACAAAATTGATTAATAGATTTTTAACACCAATGACAGATATTATTATGAAAAATGGTGGAACTGTTGATAAATACATGGGTGATTGTATAATGGCATTTTGGAACGCACCTCTTGATATAGAACAACAAAGACAGATGGCTTTAAAATCAGCTCATCAAATGTTATATCATTTAGAAGAATTGAATATTGTATTGGAGAAAGAAGATTCCCTTCCAATTAATGTTGGAATAGGTTTAAATACGGGAGAAGTGGTCGTGGGCAATATGGGTAGTGAACAGAGATTTGATTATAGTTGTTTGGGTGATGCAGTTAATCTTGCTGCTCGTCTTGAAGGACAAAGTAAGGAATATGGCCTGAAGATAATTCTTGGTGACGAAACAGCTAAAGGAGTGGAAGAAGAATTTGCAATTATTGAATTAGATAAGATTGCTGTTAAAGGTAAGACTGAAGGTGTGACTATTTTTACCTCATTAGGTAGATACGAACAACTTAATCAAGAAATGAGTTATTATCCTACATGCATACAACAACATGATAAATTCTTAATCTTGTATAGACAACAACATTGGGACTTGGCATTAAGGTGGTTGAATGATTTGAGAAATGAATTTAATGGTGTTATGGCGGATTATTATGCTATGATGGAGAAACGTATAGAGGCATTAAGAAATGAAGACCTTCCAACTGATTGGGATGGCATTTATAGGGCGACGACAAAATGAATAAAAACTTTTTTTCACTAAAAACAGGACATAAAGCATCTGATGAATATTTTAAGAACTTAGCAGTTTGGCATAATATTGATTTAGTGAAATCATTTTTCTTAGGTGCCCTCATTAGTTCCATTATTTTATTTTTAATTTAGAGTCTATTTAATTAAAATAGCTCTTGACATTCTTTTCTTTTTCATGTATAGTGTATATAGTGAAATAAAAGAGATAAATATTGTTATGGACCCGATACTACACACAATAATAGCTATAAGTTGTATGGTTGGTTGTTACTATACTGGACATCGTTTGGCAACAAAAAATAGTTTTGAACCTATAGTATCAGGATTGTTAAGTAAACTGGAATCGGATGGTTTTATCCATACTAAACTTGATAAAGATGGTGACAAAGAACTCATTCCTATCTCTGAAATAATGGCTAAAACATTGCGAGATTCAGTAAAATTATCAAAATAACCTTGACAAAATTGTTATAATGTGTTACCTTATTGACTATGCACATATTATCAGCATATTTTACAACTACAAATACCTGTAAACGTAAGAAATCTAAGAGGCCTGTTTCCTTGATTGGGGCAGAGCGTCAACATATAAAGTTTTTAGAAGTAATATAAAGGATATTGGAAGATGAGACACGTTGAAGTATCTCTTATGGAAGAGGATGAACTATCTATTGATGGTCAAGTCAAACCAGCAGGAAAAATAGAAATTCGTGAGTTTGAAGATGGAGAATGGATGGGCGGCACATATAAACCTTCATGGGAAGATGCCGTGAAACATATTAAGGAATATTTAAATGAGAGTTGATGTAAGAAACAACAATGTCGATCAGGCATTAAGGGTTCTAAAGAAGAAAATGCTATTGGATGGATTGTTCAATGAACTAAAAGAACGAGAACATTTTGTATCAAAGAGTGGAAAACGCCGAAGAGCAAAAGCTGCTGGTATTCGTAGATATAAAAAAGAACAAAAACAACGCCAAGAAAAATTGGGAGTGTAGTATGGTTAGAAAGAAAAAAATTACTGTTGAAACTGACAATAGTAATTGGCAAGCTCCTAAGAAACGCAAGAAACGCAAACCTATGTCGGAAGAACAACGGGTTGCTGCAGCGGTACGTTTGGAAAAAGCAAGAGAAAAACGTAAAGAGAAAAATCCTGATTATGGACAAAGTGGAATTGCAGAATCTTTAAGGGATTTACTAGAGGATCATCCAAGACATCCTAAAAAAGTTAAAGAATGGATTAAAACTCAAAAAGGCCTTGCGAGTTCAGCACGAAGTTCTGTAAAACAGAATCTAAAGGGAGCAGAAGCACAATTAGCTATCCATGAAGGATATATAAGACATATGCAAAAATATCTTAGGGACGGTGATTGGGTTGATAATTTTTATGGTGAATATCAACAGCATAAAACTCGTTGGAAAAGTATTGTATTAGCATATAATGATGATGGTACAGTCAAAAGGAGTACAGGAGTTTTTTACCCAGATATGGGTTGTGAATATACACAAGAAATGTTTAACCAAGATAATGAATAGAAAGGTATTTCTAATGTCGGACCAGAAAAACGGAAACGCAAAGGAAAACAACAACATAATAAAGGGCCCGTGGCGAAAGTCAAAAAGAAAGGTTAAAGTTCCTGATGAAGAATTTCTTCTGATGCAAGAAAATCTGGAATTTGCTGAAGAACTTAACCAAAAAATAATCATTCAAATGATTCATACTTTGGTCGAAAATAGTATTGATATTGCAGAAGAATCTTTTATTCGTGATTTAGGATTAATAATTGAATTGATAAAGGGAAGTATATATAGAGGTATGGAAATTCCCCATCCAACACATGCACTTTTCGAAGCTCTTGTAGATATTGGTGTTGATGAAGAGGATGGCAGTATTCATAGTCAAATTGATGTAAATATGCTAGAAAAATTTGTCGAGTTTAGTGAATCTTTTAAGGATGATGATAATAATGACCCACCCGAAATTCCATAAACCATTCTCTCCTATGATTATGGAAACAGAAGTACCAAAGAAATTTATTAAAATAATCAATGGTACTGCTGATAAAGTACTTAATAGTGAAACTGCCAGCGTTGAATGGGATTGGTCACACAACCTCGTTGGTAAAGTACATAAAGAAGTACAAATCCCCATAAAAAATAGAGCCGATAAAGAATTTCTTTTTAATGTAATGAAATCTGCATGTGTTGATTATCTGAAAGAATCAGTAGAGAATCATACTGCTTATCGTTGGAAGAAGCTTGCTGGTAATGCAATACCAACATTGGATAACATTCATCTAACTCATAGTTGGGTAGTCAGCCAATATGCTGGGGAATACAATCCCTGGCATCATCATAGTGGTGATTTCTCGTCAGTTATCTATCTTAAACTACCACCCAACATGCACAAAGAAATAGAAGAAGATTTTGAAGACCATTATCCAGCAAATGGATTAATAGAATTTATGTTCGGTGAGAATCAAAACTTTAGAAGTGACAATTTAAAGTTCAAACCAGTAGTGGGAAAGATGTTGGTATTCCCATCATGGTTGAGACATTTTGTATATCCCTTTAAAAGTGAAGGTGAGAGAAGGAGTATGAGCTTTAATGCTCATATATTTGTGCCAGAATGATATTAGTTGATATGAATCAGATTTCTCTTGCAAGTATGATGATGCATTTGCATATGAGTAAGTCTAAAGAAATTGATGAGAATATGGTGCGGCATATGATTCTCAATTCGCTTCGTATGTACCGTACCAAATATTCATCTGAATTTGGAGAGTTGGTTCTGTGTTATGATTCCAAGCATTATTGGAGGCGTGATTACTTTCCAGAATATAAATTTAGCAGACGAAAGGGTAGAGAAAAATCTGACCTTGATTGGAATTCAATTTTTCTTTGTCTCAATCAGATAAAAGATGAACTTAGGAATAATTTGCCATACAAGTTTATAGAAGTATACGGTGCAGAAGCTGATGATATTATCGGTGTTCTTTGTTCGGAATATTCTGATGAGATAATGATTATTTCTGGTGATAAGGATTTCATTCAGCTTCAAAAATTTCCTAATGTAAAACAATTCAGTCCTATCACTAAGAAAACAGTAAATGGTGAAAACCCTGGCGCATATCTTAAAGAACATATCTTTAAAGGTGACACCAGTGATGGAGTACCTAATGTACTATCTCCCGATAATACATTTACTGACGGCCTACGACAAAAACCATTAGCTAAAAAGAAAATTGCTTCATGGATGGAACATGATTTTGAAGATGTTGCTCCTAATGATGAAGTGAAAAGAAACTATCAAAGAAATCGCAAATTGATTGATTTGACATACACACCAGAAGAACTTTCTTCGGAGATAATTGATACATATAAGGAAGCTCCATATGGTGATCGTAGTAAACTACTAAATTATTTTATTAACAAGAGGTTGAGAAATCTCACAGAATCTATAGGAGAATTTTAAAATGGATTTACTAATTTCAGAAATTTTGGAACAAGTTTCAAAGGTTAAAACTAAGCAGGAAAAAATTAATATTCTAAGGAAGCATGATCACCAATCTTTGAGAATGGTTATCAAGTCTTCTTTTGATCCAAAGATTGAGTGGTTATTACCAGAAGGTGACGTTCCATATACTCGCAACGATGCTCCGCCAGGAACAGAGCATTCTTCTTTATCGTATGAATCTCGTAAGTTATATTATTTCATTCGTGGTGGTAATTCTAAAATTAATCAGAACAAGCGAGAATCAATGTTTGTTCAGCTATTAGAGGGACTTCATGAAAGTGAAGCAGCACTTCTGGTTGCTGCAAAAGATAAGAAATTGCATCAAATGTATAAGGGACTTTCTGTTCCTGTAGTCAAGGAAGCATTTAATTGGAATGATGAGTATATGGTTGATGTAGTTATTTATCCTCAAACGCCGGGCCCAGCAAACGGATGATAATTGAAGACAATATCAAACTAGATTATTCTGATGTATTGATTCGTCCCAAAAGGTCAACTCTTACCTCTAGGTTTGATGTTGATTTAAAAAGAACCTATACGTTTTATCATAGTGGTAAAGAATGGACTGGCGTACCTATTATGACAAGTAATATGGATACCGTTGGTACATTTGATATGCATGAGGAATTGAATCTTCATGGTATGGTTACATGTATTGCTCGACATTATAATAAAAATGGTAAACTGTGGGATCAAGCACAATATAAAAATAATCTTTGTGTAATGTCTGGTATTTCTGACAAGGAGATATTAGAACTTGTTGACGTTGTAAGTACCTTTCCTGATATTTCATTTGTAGGTCTTGATGTTGCAAATGGATATACTATCAATTTTGTAGAATCTATCAAACATCTTAGAAATCATTTACCTAATGCAACAATTATTGCTGGAAATGTGGTAACGGCAGATATGACATCAGAACTTATTCTTGCTGGTGTTGATATTGTAAAGGTGGGTGTTGGACCCGGCAGCGTGTGTACTACTCGTATTAAAACAGGAATAGGTTATCCACAATTGAGTGCTGTAATTGAATGTGCTGATGCTGCACATGGTGTTGGTGGTCATATTATTGCAGATGGTGGATGTAATTCATCTGGTGATATAGTCAAGGCCTTCGCAGCTGGTGCTGATTTTGTTATGCTTGGCGGTATGCTTGCTGGACATGATGAGTGTGATAGTGAATTGGTTTTTGAAGATGATAATCCAGAACCAATTGGTATGGAATTTTACGGTATGGCATCCAAGACTGCAATGGACAAACATGGTCATTCCAATAGAGAATATAGAGGGGAAGAAGGTAAAACGGTTACTGTACCCTATCGTGGGCCCGTAAGAGATACTGTTATTGATATTCTTGGTGGTATTCGATCTGCTTGCACTTATGTTGGTGCAAAACGATTAAAGGACTTGCCAAAATGCACTACATTTGTTAGAGTTAATAATACTCATAATAGGATATATGAATAATGTCTCTAACAAGAAAAAGAATCATTTATGATCGTTCTGGTGAAACCCCGTATATGATTCGACACCATCTTATTTTCAGAGAAAAATCAGATCATTTAGAGAAAAATGTGAAAGTGCCATTCAACGCATATTTTCACAAAATTCTTCTCTCTGATGAGCCCATTTTGCATGATCATCCTTGGAATTGGGGAACATTTATCTTCAGCGGGGGATATTACGAGCATACCCCAAAGGGCACTTTTTGGAGGGGCCCTGGCACTTGGAGAATTAAAAAATCCACAGATTTGCATTGGCTGGAACTAAACGAGAACAAACCTTGTTATACCCTTTTCTGGCATGGCCCGTCCAGAAGAACTTGGGGCTTCCAGACTGATGATGGTTGGGTAGATTATAGAACTTTTTTAGAAAATCGTTTAGAATCAAGGACTTAGAACTTTTTTAGAAAATCGTTTAGAATCAAGGACTTAGAAGATACGATTCTTCTTGACAAACCCTATTCCGTATGGTATCATAAGACATAATCAAAAAAGAAGGACGATTTGATGATTGACTATATTTCTGCCGATAATGGTGGTATTAAGATGTTCGCTGGTTCATTCAACCTCAAGGGTTGGGGAAAGACTGCTGAAAGTATTGCCTATACTCTCAAGACGGTTGGACTTGCTGATCGGGTCATGGGCTCTTCCACGATGGATTTTGCATCTGAAGAAGGTTTTGAGGACGATGGTGACGCCCTACGGTTGTGGGATGAGGCCATTGGGATTTACAATTGGGAAGTGAATGGAGTTGCTGGATAATGACTATTTACGTCAAAGAAAGTTCTAAGAGTATCCTGTCTGGTCTGTCTAAGATGAAGGCTGCCATGATTGAGGACTATCATAATTTTCCTGCGCGCCGCGCGGCGCGGCAGTGGCCGCATTTTAATGAGGATATGAAGGCAAGGTATGCCGACAAGTTCACCATTACCTATGGTAGTAAGTACATCAAGATTGCCGATGAGCGTGGTGGTGTGCTTGCGTTTGTCGTTGGTGTTGACAACGATAAGAAGTTTAAGTTGGGTGACATTCTGAAGCCCGCAGGAGCAGCTGCTCCTGCGCGAAACGCTGCAAGGGGTAACGTCCTTGATGGTAACTATGCTATCAAGTGGACTGGCCCCTTATATCTGGATGGAAGGGGTCTTGGCCCCTTATATATGGAAGGGGTCTTGGCCCCTTATATCTGAAATAATGTGAGATAATTATGCTACTTCACGTTAAAGGTTCCAACAAAGCATTTCGCAAATTGGTCGAACATGCAACTTGGTTCTATACTGAAAAATTGATGGGTAAAAGACTCATGGAGAGTCTTGAAATTACCATCAAGTTAAACCGCACTCTTGGTAAGAACCATGATATGGAAGGTTCCTGCATTTGGGAAGACGATATCCGTCGGCCGAAGGAATTCACCATTGAACTTGACAGTACCATGAACATTCGTAACATTCTTATCACGCTTGCCCATGAGTTGGTTCATGTCAAGCAGTGGGCAAAGGATGAAATGTATGAGTATGTCAATTCTCCCAATATGGTTCGTTTCAAGGGAGAAAAGATGCATACTGATGATATGGACTATTGGGACTACCCTTGGGAAATTGATGCCTATGGGCGTCAATTAGGGCTATTCATTCGGTTCTGTGAGGAAATGGGTATTGCAGATCGTGAAGATATGATGGAAGAAGCATAATGAATTTTGCTGCGATAGTTTTGGCCGGGGTTGTAATAATTCTAACAACCTCTGCCATTCAAACGCAACAGGTTCCAGATAGAGCTACAGAGTGTCTTGCGCTCAATATGTATTATGAAACCAGAAATCAAGAGATTGCTGGTCTTTTTGCTGTATCTGCGGTGGTATTAAATCGTGTCAATGACCCACGGTTTCCTAATAGTGTATGTGAAGTTATTGAACAAGGTCCGATTAGAGAAAGTTGGAAAACTCGCCAACACAAAAATTTACTAGCAAGTGAACGAAAATATTATCCCATAAAAAATAGGTGTCAATTTTCTTGGTATTGCGATGGGAAAAGTGATATTCCTCAGAACAAAGAAAAGTATAAAGAGTTACTTGACTTAGCTGAAGCAATAATGTATGATGAAATATCATTTGTAGATATTACAGGTGGTGCTTTGTTTTATCATGCATATTATGTAACGCCTGGATGGGCAAAAACAAAACAGAAAACCGTGGAAATACAAGACCACATTTTTTATAGATGGGACATTAAATGACATTTGATGAATACCAAGAATTTGCACGATCAACAGCAATCTATCCAGAAGATTGTAAGATAACATATCCTACACTTGGTTTGTGTGGAGAGGCTGGTGAGGTTGCAGAGAAGGTGAAGAAGAATATTCGGGATGGTAAATCTCTGGATGGAGTCGGACTAGAACTAGGTGATGTGCTATGGTATATCTCTGCTCTTGCTGATGATCTTGGTGTAACTTTAGAAGAGATTGCACAGGCCAATGTTGATAAATTAAGGTCAAGGATGAAACGTAATAAAATTAATGGAAGTGGAGATAACCGCTGAATTGTAATGAACATTTTCTATCTTGATAAAGACCCTGAGATTGCTGCACAGATGATGTGTGATAAACACGTTGTCAAGATGATACTTGAGTCCGCTCAAATGTTATCTACGGCTCATCGTATTCTTGATGGGGATGAACATGCCGATAATGTTGGTATGTATAAGATGGCTCATAAGAACCATCCTAGTACTATATGGGTTCGTTATTCATTCGATCATTATATGTGGTTATACAATCATATGGTTGCTCTTATGAAAGAGTACACTTATAGGTATGGTAAACATCATGCGACAGAACGATTATTAGAACCATTGAGTAATGTTCCAGCCATTTATCGGTTTGGATTCACTGACCCTCCACAATGTATGCCAGATTATTGTAAGGATGATGATGCTGTGTCTGCATACCATAAATACTATATATTAGAGAAGTCAGACTTTGCAACGTGGAAACGTCGAGATAAACCGGAGTGGTTCAATGACAATGAACAAGAAAGAGAATACGCTCAGTATGGTTGACTTGTGGGAAAGAGAAGTTTATGAATTACAGAAAAGTCTGCAAAATTCTTTCATTAGACAAAAAAATCTGATAGAAAGAGTAGATGAGCTTACTGCAAAGGTTGCTATTTTAGGGGGCGATCCTAATCAATTGGAGTTGAAATTTTAATGCCGACTTATACATTTATAGATAACAATACAGAATTTACTTATGATGAATTTATGAATATAGATGAGAGAGAAGATTATCTTAAAGATAATCCTCATATTAGTCAAGTTCCAGTAATGTTTGCATTTGTTGGCGATCATGTTATGGGCGTTGGCCCAAAAACTGATGGCGGGTTTAATGAACGTATGGAGCAGATAGCAAACTCACATCCTGGCTCTCCTTTAGCCGATAGGTATGGTGGTAGTAAAATAAAATCGCATAAAGAAATAAAGACAAGAAACGTGTTGAAAAAACATAGGGTGATATAAATATTGGTACGGGCGAGAAATCAAACTTCAGCACTGACGCACAGCGTTGATGTAAGCTGGGAAGTCCCTCCGCCTATGTACCATAGAGGGGGGAAGCGCTTCCCCCCTCACCTTTATTGTTAATTAGGATTAAAAATGGCTAGTGTTAAAAAGAACAAAGAGATTAACCATACCAATCTTGTAACGATCAAATCAATTACTGATAATCAAAAGGTAGTTTTTGACGCTTGGAAAGAGGGTAAGAACCAATTTTTATTTGGTGCTGCTGGTACAGGTAAAACTTTCATATCACTCTATCTTGCATTAAGAGATGTATTAAATTTAAAGGAACCTTATAACAAAGTAGTTCTTGTTCGGTCACTTATTCCTACCAGAGAGATTGGATTTCTGCCCGGCGATGAGGAAGATAAGGCTGCATTGTATCAAGTTCCATATCAAAACATGGTGCAATTCATGTTTGAAATGCAGAATGAACAACAATTTAATAATCTATATGATAAACTAAAGGGTCAAGGTACATTATACTTTTTATCAACTTCTTTTCTAAGGGGGCTGACATTTGATAATACAATCATTATAGTAGATGAGTGTCAGAATTTAAATTTCCATGAGCTTGACACAATTATCACCAGAGTAGGACAAGATTCAAAGATTGTATTTTGTGGAGATTTTGATCAGTCAGATTTAGTGAGACAAAATGAGAAAAATGGACTACATGATTTTCTACGAATTCTAGGAGAGATGGAAGAATTTAATTGTACAGAATTTACCATTGGAGATATTGTTCGTAGCGGGTTTGTTCGCAGTTATCTTATTAATAAAATCAAGCTTGGCATAGGAATTGAATAAATGACGATAGAATTTAATCATGTACCAGTGAAGTTACCAGAACTAAAAACTAAGACAATAAATCATAAAAGATTCTATGTAACACCAAAGGAAAATTATTATCCATCAATAACAACCGTTTTATCAATCCGAAATAAAGAAGGTTTGATAGAATGGCGTAAGCGTGTAGGAAATGATGTGGCAAATTATGTTGCAAGAACTGCTGCAACTAGAGGAACCAAAGTTCATCATATGTGTGAGGATTATTTAAACAATCAACATACAGAATGGCCCGATAAATGGAAAAGACATAAAAAAGACTTTTTACCTTGGTGTTTGTTTGACCAATTAAGAGATAAGGTTTTATGTAATATCAGCGACATATATGCTCAAGAGTGTGCATTGTATAGCGATAAATATAAAGTAGCTGGTAGAGTTGATTGTATTGCAAAGTATAATGGTGTTCTTTCAGTCATCGACTTTAAGACATCAACAAAAGAACGCTTTGATGATTGGAACGAAAATTACTATATTCAATGCTCTGCATATGCAGAAATGTTTACTGAATTAACAGGAATTGATACAGATCAAATAGTAATTTTAGTTGTTACAGAAGATGGCACAGTCCAAGAATTTATTAAGAAAAAGAGCAACTATTTAGATGCATTGAAAGATTCTATTATAGAGTGGGAAGCCCTGAATGAAACAAATAGTAAAGACCAGCCTAGAATTTACAAATAATCTAAAATCTTATATAGTTATGAAATGGAGGGCGTTCCTAAGATGGCCATCGTCCCGGCCATGATAAAGAAGTTGATGAATGGAAAAGATAATAGTCTAAACCAGTTCAAACACCTTGACAAAAAATGTTTAGTGTGGTATAAATATAAGTACAGTTTGATGAAACGGACTGAAAGTTGGCCAGGACCGGGGGGCAGTACCCCGCGCCTCCACCACAAACGCACATCCCGGCAGTTCGGGATTGCCCCAAAATTGGGGTTGGGTGTGCGCTTTTGATGGGGGCGAAACAGGATCGACTGACAATGTATAGGAAAGTGGAGAACTGTGGAGTGATCACCTTATGATCAAATTAAGTAAACGCAAACGATAACTTTGCAATTGAGGATTATGCGCTAGCCGCATAATTGCTCGGGGTTTTGGGGGTTCCTAGCAACAGAATACCCTCATTTTATACTAACGCACTAAGGCGAGTATAATTTTATTATAACTTTATAATATATAATAAAGTTATTACATATAAGGAGAACGATGCGGATTTAGAGGCCTCAAAAGTGTAACCGTTTATTCTTTTTGGCCTAGAGAACATCAACGGGTGATGCCGTAATACATCCGTGGGGGGTCTATGGTTAACCCCTCAACTTATTATAATGAAGGATACCAATGGCTTTAATCACAACAAAAAATTTTACAATTACAATTGAAAACCTCGCAAAAGAGAAACATATTACTCATATGGACGCTGTTTTGCACTATTGCGAACAAGAAGGAATTGAACCTGAGACTATTAGTAAACTTATTTCAAAAGGTCTTAAAGAAAAGATCGAAGCAAATGCAAGAGATTTAAATTTTTTACCGAAACAAGCACAACTTCCAATCTAGACAATGGAACCAATTGACATTTATTTGATGTATTGTGCTATGAAAGCACATTTTAGTAGGAATGATTATGACTTCTTTACTTACAAAGGTAAGAGTCGTGTGCCTAGAGATTCGTTCTATAAACGTAAGGACAGATTTTTCTTTGTCAAACTTTCCAGAAAATATAAAGAGTACGAAGATGTTAAGAATTATCTAGTTGCTAATTTCATTATGGAAAAAAACTGCTATGTTGCAAATTTTAATGATGAAAATTATGAGACTTGGAAAGAGAAAAGAAATAATTTCTATGATGTATTCACCGAAGAAATTAGGCCATTCGTAAAGAATTTCAATCCAATATTTGAAGCAAAAGATTCTGATCATCCACTTATTTTAAAAGAATATCTTGGCAAAAGAGTATCACTTGAAACTCTTATAGTTCTTGATGAACTCGTAGGATTCACTAAAACTTGGAATAGGCGTATGTCAGAAGATTACATATGGTACGATATTAAAAAACTGATGAAAAATTACAAAAGGTTCTTGACAATTGACAAAAATCAGTATAGAATACAATTATTGAAACTTATAGAGGAGTCTAGTGATGAGTAGCAGTGAAGAACTTGAACGTAATGAAGCGTTCTTGGAAAATGAAGTTCAAGTGCTAAAATCTAGAGTAAAATCACTTGAGTATGATTGTGCAGAGTTGCAGAAATCTAAATCTGAATTGCAAGAACAAGTTAAGAGGCTTGCATCTCGACAACCGGCATGGCCAAAGGGGTATCGTCCACAAAATCAAAGTAGGCGACACAACTCTGGTTAGAGCCAATAACTGGTTTGCCGGAGTAGCTCAATTGATAGAGCAATTGATTAGATATAAAAATCAATAGGTCGGGAGTTTGAATCTTCCCTCCGGCACCATTTTAGAAAGATAAAATAAATGAAGAAATTTATATTAATTATATTAGGTGTGGTGATTATAGCTAGTATTTTGTATTTCTTACCTCCGGCACCATTTTAGAAAGATAAAATAAATGAAGGTAGAACTAATAGATCATATGGGTAGTGATTTATCAGCAGTAAATGCTGCTCGTGTATCTTTTGCAAAAGTTCATAAAGAATTTGATGAGAAGGGTGATACTCGACTTATCAATTATCTTGCAAAACATGATCATTGGAGTCCTTTCGGACATGCATCAATGCAATTTCATATCAAGGCCCCAGTATTTGTTGCTAGACAATTAGTAAAGCATCAAGTAGGTTTGACATGGAATGAGATATCCAGACGATATGTTGATACAGAAGTTGAATTTTATGAACCTACAGAATGGCGATTAGCCGCAGAGAATAAGAAACAAGGTTCATCAGAGAAAACGATAAAGTACAAAAGTTCTGTACATAAAATTGCCAAACAATGTTATGAGAATATGTTGAGTTTGGGTATTGCACCAGAAATGGCAAGAATGATATTACCACAATCCATGTATACAGAATGGTATTGGAGCGGCACATTATATGCGTTTGCAAGAGTATGTAATTTACGATGCAAACCAGATGCCCAGAAGGAAACACAGGATGTTGCATGGGACATCGACAAATATGCTAGAAAACTTTTCCCCGTCTGCTGGAAGGCTTTACGAGATGAATAAAGCTCTTGTTATAGGTAACGGTGAATCCCGTGCATGGTTTAAACCATGTCGGCAACGTATACTTGATGATACGGTTACTACATGGGGCTGTAATGCAATTTATCGTGATGGATATGTTCATAATCTAGTAGCAGTTGATTATGCTATGCAACAGGAAATATATGATTCTGGTTATTGCTTAGATGATCCAAAGTATGATGAGCTAAAGGTAGTTCATTTTGCGAATTGGACTCCACTACCAGCTGATGTGGCAGATGTGATGTTTATGGGATATGATATTCCAGAAGCATTTATTCATAAAAGTAGGAATCGAACTGATCAATGTATTATATCAGGAAAAGACCCTTTAACATTGCAAGAGAGAATTGAATTTGCTATTGAAATGAATCCAAACCTTGACATGAAAGATTTAAAACAGAAGATGGAAAAGGATGTTGGAATCTGGATTACCTATGTAGAGCCGAATGATAACATAGTTTCTATTAATTTGTCCCATACTGTAGGATGGTCTGCTGGTAATACTGCACTACATCTTGCATGTCAAACTCAACCAGAAAAAGTTTATATTTTAGGATTTGATCTTAGTTCATACGATGCCTCATTGAACAATGTATATAAGGGAACGAACAATTATTTATCAGCAGGCGCAAAGGGGTTTAATTCTGTGAATTGGTATAACCAGATGAAAACAGTGTTTAGAGAATTTCTGTTATACGGAACTAAATTTTATCTGGTAGATTCTGAAGTCAAATTTGATGATAATAATGTATCCTATATAACAAAGAATGAATTGTGTGAGGAGCTAAAAATAGTATGACTTCTGAAGATGAAACTTCTATTTGGATGACTAATAGTATGACTGGCGTACCTCTTTTTCCAACAGGTATTGTAAAGCAATACTTTACACCCAAGTCCTTTATGGATGATTTGGATTTGTCTAAATTTACATTTAAAAAATTCAAGGGACAAACTAAGCTTAGAACAGAGAAGTTTAATAACCTTCTTCTTCAACCCGTATTCAAAGAGATAAAGGTTTGGGTAGAAGAGTGTGCTAAGGATTTTCTTGACAATATATTGGAGATGGAATATGAAGAATTCTTTCTTACAGAGAGCTGGTTGAACATCAGTGGCAAAGGGGGATATCAGAAGATACATAATCACTCCAATTCAATTCTTAGTGGAGTATTGTATCTAAAGTCTGAACCTGAACATCCTCCTTTGGAATTCAGAAAACAGAAGATGGAATTTGGACCCTTTATTTCTCTGGCAGAGCATTATAAAAAAGGTAATCCAAATACCACACACTCTTTAGCATTTCCCTGCACACAAGACACTATGCTTGTTTTCAATTCACATCTGTATCATGGCCATGCTGCAAGTGTATTAGAAGAGGAGCGTATCGGTATTGCATGGAATGGTCTTGTCAATTTCGTAAAGAAAGACAAAGACCTATACCGTATTAGGTTTGTCAAAGAAGATACTTGACATTCCGTATAAAATAGTATACAATACAATAATTAACATACGATAATATACATTAACATAAGGAGATATAAAATGTCGTTAGCACAACTCAAGAAGCAGAATTCTTTGGACGCATTGCTCGGTGCAGCACAGTCCGAAAATCAAACCCAAGAAAAGAAGTCCTACAAGGACGAGCGTTTGTGGAAGCCAGAACTTGATAAGACAGGTAATGGTTATGCAGTCATTCGTTTTTTGCCAGCTGTAGATGGTGAAAATATGCCGTGGTCAAAGATTTGGAATCATGCATTTCAAGGTCCAACTGGTCAATGGTATATTGAGAACTCTTTGACTACGCTCGGTAACAACGATCCTGTATCAGAGATGAACTCTGCATACTGGAACTCTGGTGTAGAATCCGATAAGGAAATTGCTCGTCGCCAGAAGCGTAAGTTGCAGTATTACTCTAACATCTATGTTGTGAGTGATTCCAGGCATCCCGAGCATGAGGGTAAAGTATTCCTCTTTCGGTATGGTAAGAAAATCTTTGATAAGCTTATGGAGTCGATGCAGCCTGCATTTGAAGATGAAACTCCTGTCAATCCTTTTGATTTCTGGCAGGGTGCGAACTTCAAGTTGAAGATTCGTAAGGTAGATGGTTATTGGAACTATGATAAGTCAGAGTTTGAAGCCCCATCTGCATTGTTTGATAATGATGATGATATTGAGGAAGTATGGAAAAAGCAATATGCTCTTAATGAGTTTACTGCTCCAACCAACTTCAAGTCATATGATGAACTGAAGACTCGCCTCAGCATGGTTCTTGCTGGTACTACTACGGTAGGAAACGTAACAACCTTGATGGAAGATGAGCCTACTGCAACTGCTACTGTTGATACAAAAGAGGAGCCTGCTCCTACTGTAACAGTTGAAGATAATAATGAAGATACGATGGATTATTTTCAGAAACTTGCTGAAGACAAATAATTGTTAATCCAGCAGAATCCCCTCTGAGGAATCAGAGGGGATTTTTTTATGCGGCAAGATTAACTGATGCAAGTAATGGGTTTGGATGTTTTAATTCAGTTGAAGTGACAGTAGTGTTACTTTGACTATTATTAACTGTATTAACAGGAGCATTAACTATTGATGGTCCGCCGCCCTGGCCCATAGCACCTCTTCGCAATCCTGCTGCTTGTATTTGTGCAGTTCTTTGAGCATTCATAACTTGCCCACCAGTAGCTGGGAATATTAATTCTGGTCCTAATTCACCAACCATTGTGGGACGGCCGCCTGACATCCAACCGCCAGCGGCGTTCTCGGCGGGGCCCCTGCCTGGCTGAAAGCCTGTCGCCGGTGTTTGCACGGCGGGCCCGGCGGCATCTGCATCTTTCCTTCCACCTAAACCTATCAAACCTAACAAAGTATCTTTAACGTCACTAAGACTTGGCAACATAGCTTTTATATCATCAAGACTTGGGAAAATATCTGAAAGAGCTGTTTTGATATCTTCCCACAAACCACTTATTAATGTTGTTATTGAAAAATCACCTTCTTCTGTTTCACCAGTTGCTCTACCCCATGTAAATATGTCCTTTGCCCAACCTATAGCTTTATCAATAGCAGCGTCTATCATAGTCATGAGTGACCATTCTTCACCGTCTACTTTACCAGCTTCAGATACCCAAGTGAAAAGTCCAGTAACCCATCCTACAACTGTTTTAATGACTTTTTTAATCATGCCGGAAATAGAAAATCCTGCTGGGTCTGTTGCTTCATCAGAAGTTGCCCATGCAAATAAACTTTTAACCCATCCTATAACCTTTAAAACTGCACCATCAATAAAAGTTTTAAGTGACCAACCACCCTCTTCAGTGGCGCCTGCCTTCTTTCCCCAAGTCCAAAGACCTTCAAACCATCCTACTACAGAATCCCATTTTTCTTGTATAAAATCTTTTACAGTAGTCCAAGTACCTACTGCAACATCACTAGCCCAAGTCCAAGCTTTAGTAAACCAGCCCCAAACGCCATCCCATACTCCTTGCATCCAATCCTTAACATTGGTCCAACCACTTACTGCAACATCACTAGCCCAAGTCCAAAGTCCAACAAACCAATCTTTAACATCAGTAAACACTTTAACAACTGAGTCTTTAATGTTAGTCCAAGTTGTAGAAATCGTAGTTTTAATATTAGACCAAGCAGTTGATATCCAAGTAACAATACTATCATATGTGTCTGTTAAAAGACCCCAAATTGAACCAAAGACAGAATCAGTTTTGCCTAATCCAAATACTGTAGCAATAACATTCCATACAGCTGTCAATATTAAATCAATTTGTTCTCCTAAAAATGTCCCAATGGAAGAAACCATTGTTTTAATACCTTCCCACCATTCTCCCTTGGCAAAAAGATCAAAAGCATCACCAAGGCCAGAAAAAAGTGTTTTAATATTTTTCCATGTTGCTACAAAATAGTCTGCAAAAATCACACCTATTGGTTTTAATATGTTCTCATAAAAATCGACTAACATGGGCACAACTTTATTAACAATGAAATCTTTAGTATCTGTCCAATATTTACTTTCCAAAAATGCTAAAACAGCAACAAGCAAACCAGCAATCGCAGCACCTTTTAACATTGTCATAAGACTTTTACCAGCACCTTTAAGTTTTGATTTTGCTGCGTCTGCCCATCCCTTTGCTAGATTAGTAATACCACCAGCCATCTTCTGGAGAAGATTTTGATTTTTCTTTGCTGCAGCTGCTTGTTCTGATTTTATTTCTTTTCTGGCAGAAGGACTATCAGCACCCTTTAGGCGAAATTTGAGTTGTTGCTTGTCAAGTTCTAATGATTTCTTATTATATTCAGCATTATCTTCAGCCTTCATACCCGCTGATTCAAGCTCCTTGCCCATTTTCTCTAGGAGATTTTTTTGCACCTCAAGCTCGGCTTGGCGGAGCTTTCGATCTTCAATCAATTGTTTTGTTACTGCACTGAAATTTTCTGCCATCTAACTATCCTACTTTTTTCCTTTGGGCAATGCTGCGCCTGGTTTACCAACATACAAACCAAAGAATGCTGCTCCTGCACCTACAATAGTAGAAATGAATGCTGCTTGTGCATTAGTGGGATCAGATAATGACATAAACCAAACTGTTGATGAATAGAACGCATAGATGTATGCTACCATAATTAGTCTAGGAATTACTCTAAACCTATCCAATTGTCCAGCAATTTTATTAGCCCATGTGGGTTCGTCTTCCCCCGCACTAGGAACTAAATCAACCTTTAGAAGTTCATATTCCTTAGTTGTTTCTGTTACTTTTACCGTATCTTCAGCCATTAAATTATCCCCGTCTTTGTTCTTCTTCTCTTTTCTTCTTTTCCTCTTCCAAATAATTCATTAACAAACCAAGATATATTTCCCTCTCCCATGGCATCATATTTTCTAATTCAATCAAACTATAATTATGATGTTGCATTAGTGCAAAGTTTGTTTTATAGTAATTCTCTAAAGAATCATGAGAAAGGGCTATACGAAAAAACTTTGCAAACCCTCAATTGGAATCTTAGTTTTCTTCTTTGTTTTTGGATTTTTTACCTCAATCTCATGAAACAACTTTGGCATAGTATTAAAAAAATTACTTACTTGCTCAAAATTTTCTGTTGACATGCTATCAATAAATTCATCCAATTCTTTTTCTGAAATGTCTACTTTGTTATAAACAGTGTCTCCATCGTGAACTTCATTAACACATCGTTTGACCATATCAAACAGAGATGTTACTTCTCCTTTATCATCAAATCCTGTCATATCTTTTAAACAAGGATATCGCATTACCATCTTTATGTCTTTTGTCAAATTAACAATATTAGTATGTTCTTCAGACATTTGCACATCGACTTTTTCTAAATCAATTTCAACATCTACACGAGTCTTTTCATCATCGGGGCATAATAGATTTAATTTAACTTTTTCTCCAACAGATTTTCCTCTTATTCTTAAAAAAAGATATTCAATGTCAAACATGGGCATGGCATATGGGTCAACATCATCAAGAACACAATCGTTAATAATTTGAGCAAAAGTGTTTTCAATCAATTTATCATCTTTTGATTCTTGAGCAATCATCAAAGCTTTTTGTTCCTTCACAAGAAACGGCCTATATTTTAGTTTCTTGCCGGTTGAAGGTAATTTCAATTCATAGGTTAAAGTATTAAGTTTAGGTAGTGCCATAATTATCAATCCTTTTTAAAATAATTTGTTTATCGCCGAGCCCAGGGAATGTTTCGGTAAATTCCGTAACGATCAACCTTAGTTAAAACTTGCGGTAGATTTGCCGCAATATTTCGTTCCACTGAATTTAGTACAGTATCAGTCATTTTATCCCAAAGACTTTGTGGTCCTCTAAGTTTCGATTCATCTAGAGTTTCCCAATATCTAAAAGAAAAACTTACAGAAGTTTTTATAATTTCATTATTTGCGCTTTGACTTAAATCTGTTGCATTAATTGTTTTAGGAAATGCTTCTTTAAGTCTAATGCCAAATCGCGGGGTATTTTGTTTATCTAATACATAGATATCAACATCACTTATATACTCGTTATAATATTTAACATTCCAAGTTTCTTTATCAAATGCGAGTTCTTGCCATTCTTCAAAAAATATTCGTTCCTCTAATCCAGAACTTGCTTGAAAAGTCATGGCTATATCTTCAGCATAAGTTACTCCATCAACAACTTCTCTTGTCGGCCCATAGATATTTGTATCTGTTCCGGTGTTTAGGTTGCGGCCAGGAAGGTTTATAGATTCACATCTCAAAGAGATTGATTTGTTATCTCTTGGATTAGAACCTGGCGGCGTAATTATTACCTCAAATCGGTTTGGTACTGCATAACCATCGTCTGAATGAAATGTAGATAAAAAATCATTCAGAACACCAAATGCAGTACCTTCTAAAAATTTTGCAAGCTTTGCCATTAAATCATACTCCTAGATTCTTTCCATACTTCTGATGCAGAAGCTTTCTTAAATCTCTGTACAGGTAACAATGTTGCAATTGTCCATTCATCTGCATCAATTCTAC